CGATGTAACAAAGCATATAGCATTTAGAGCTCTACCTATTTTAAGTAATGGAATTACAGGTTTACCTGATTTATCAGCTTACCAGGCAGCTATAAGCCCCGCCTTCGTAGGCTTACTAGACACTTACGCAGGTGCAGCAGTAGGTTATTCGCTTAGACGATTGAGTAATACTTATAGTGGTAATTGTATTATAGTAAGACGAGCTTCTGATAGTTTAGAGCTAGCTATTGGATTTATAAATAATGAATTAGATACGGCAAGTCTGATAACTCATTGTACGGGGACTGATGGTTTTATAACTACTTGGTACGACCAAAGTGGAAACGGTAAAGATGCTGTTCAAGGTAGCGATTCTAACCAACCAATCATATATGTAAATGGAGTTGGTATTATAACGAAAGGAACGAAACCTGCTTTAAAAGCGAACTCTAATACTGGATATTTAGCTATTAATACAGCTATAAGTTTTACCGATTTTGCAATAGCTAATGTTTATTCTGAAAAGACTACGAGTGCGATGACTTGGGGAAATGGTGTTAGTTATTATGCAATGCATCACGCAGAACACAGAATTAATAACTTAATAACTAGTAATACACCCATCCCATCCGCAGGTGATTATATCTTGGACTTCGTAAATAGAAATTCAGGAGCTGTAGAAGTGTTTTTGAATAACGCAAGTAAAGGAACTGCAACAAAAGTCTCTACTTACGAGTTCAAGCAATTGCTAAATGGACATAATTTAACTTGGGGGTACACAGAGCCAATGCAGGAATTTATATTATGGACATCTGAGCAGTCTGCAAATAGAATTGGAATCCAAGATAACATTAACACTCACTACTCAATTTACTAATTATGTACTACACAGGAACTAAATTAAAGTGCGAGAATTATAACAAGAAGGTAACACTAGGCGAGGGTTATAGTGGTTCTACAACTAGATGGGCTGACGTTGTAACGCATAAAGATGGTAAAAGATTCGCTATAATTAAGCACGAGGATTACAAAGCTTATATGAGTCTTATTGAATTAACAGAAGATTGGTTTGAAACTTTAGAAACAGAATAATGAAAGGAAATATATTTATTTGCCTCAACGAGGCAACGTACAAAGGACTAATCCCAACTGAATTAGAAGGCAATTATGCACGAAAAGTTTACGATTTAGACGATGACTTAGTTGAAGTAATACCAACTACATTTGAAGATGTAGGTGTTGATAACAGAGTTAAGTTTGGGTCTGTCATCGAGTTTAAGATAAAAAATAAAAAATACTTTGTCTTAGAACTAGATTGCTCTTGGTTAGGTGGTGAGGTTTCGGCCTTACTGGCTCTAGGTGATTCTTTAGAGTACCCTAGTAATTGCCTTATGACTAACGAGGAGGCAATGAAAATAATTTCTGACAACAGAGAAGACGTTATATAATGGGAAAAAGAGGGCTGTACGATAATATAAACGCTAAAAAGAAATCAGGAACGAGTAGATCAAAATCTAAGTCTACTATATCTGATGAAGATTACGCTAATATGAAATCAGGTTTTAATAAGGCTAAAGAAGGTGCAAGCATTCTTAAACGTATTGGAGTCTCTGGGTACAACAAGCCTAAGAAAACACCTGGTCACGCTACTAAGTCTCACGCTGTTGTTGCTAAGAGTGATAACACAGTAAAGGTTATACGCTTTGGTCAACAAGGTGTAAGTGGTGCTGGTAGCAACCCTTCAACAAAGAAGGATAAAGCTAGGCAGAATTCTTTCAAGGCTAGGCATAGGAAAAATATATCTAAAGGAGTTTTATCTGCAGCCTATTGGGCTGATAAAGTAAAGTGGTAATGGAATTAACAATAAGTATGATACAGTTATTAATAGCAACTATAGTTGTAATAGGAGCAGGGTTTACCGTTTGGGTAAATCTTAATATAGAGATAACTAAACTAAAGAGTAAAGTTGAGTATTTGGAAGATACTGATACAGAGTGGAAATTGCTGTTAACTGATATACAACTTCAGTTGCAGCAAATAAAGATACTTTTAGCGTCAAACAACTTAAAAGAAAAGTAAATGAATGCAATACTACCAAGATTAAGACACGATAAAAACGAGACTTTAGGTGCTTTTCTAGTTTACGATGACCTTAAAAAAGTTTTTGAGTGTAAGACTTTAGAACTTCCATGGAAAGGAAACCAACTATCTATTAGTTGTATTCCTGGGCGTAAGTACTGGGTTAATCATAGAACTAGTAAGAAGCATGGAAAGCATCTTGAGATCGAGGATGTAGAGTTTAGAACTGTAATTTTAATACACGTAGTTAATTACGTGAAAGATTTAGAAGGTTGCGTTGGGGTAGGTAAAACTTACGCTGACTTAGATGGAGACGGAATATTAGACATCACCTCTTCAAGAGATACATTAGACGAGCTTATAGCGATCGTTCCCAAAAAGGGAATGCCATTACAAATAATTTAAACAAAACAAAATGATTCAATTTTTTATTGACAACGGAGCAATGTTAGTTACTACATTGGTAGCTATTATGTATGTATTCAAACTGATAGCAAATTTAACTCCAGGATTAGCTGACGATGGGCTTTTTAAGAAGTTAGATAGTATGTTTGATATTATCATTCCTAATTATACATCTCAATCTGAAAAAGAAGACGATGATAAAAACGCCTCTAAGTAGTATAAAAAGCATCTTTAAATCAGTGGGTAAAATCTCTGAGGTATTTAAAGAAGGGCAGAAGCAGAAGAAATGGTCTGCTAAACGATCTATTGCAGGAGTCTTAGTTGGTGCTGTAGTAGTGGATATTAACGAGGTTGGTATAACATGGCATAACTGTTTAATGGCTTTTATAGCTGTTCTACCAATTATAGTCTCATACGTATTCCCAAACATTAAACAAGAATAAAATGGCTACACTTAAAGGAAAAGCAATATCATCTACATATCAGACTATATTAAAAACAGCTTCTGAGATTAAGAATACTAACCTTAAGAATGTAGAGACAGGTTCTGGTAACATTACAGCTATGAAGCTATCTACAGATAAGGCTGAGTTCACTAAAGTAGGTATTGGTACTGCAGGTGCAACTCCTGACGGTTTACTTCACGTTGTTGGGGTAAGTTCTGGGTCTGTATCATCATCATTATCAGCTAACCAACTGACTCTAGAAAATTCTAGCGATTCTGGTTTAACTATACTATCTGGGGGGACCTCTTCAGGTAATATATTCTTTGGTGACTCTAGCGATAATGACGCTGGTCAGATATACTACGATCATAGTCAAGACTACTTAGGCTTTGCTACTAATGGTTCTGAGAAAATGCGTATAGATAAGAACGGTAACCTTAATGTTGCTGGTACTGTATCTCAGTCAGATGACAGGTACGAGCTTAAAGAGGGTTTTGATAAAATACCTAGTTTAGACGGTCAAGATACTTTTATAACTCAAGATACAAACGCAACTACTGCTGTAACTTTACATACTAAGTACGGAATCATAATTATGCAGTCTGTAGATCTTGGAGCGACAGATACAGTAGAGTTTACGTTTAATAATGTTCATATATTTGGAAATTCATCTCATGTTCATGTTCAGCTTCACGATTGGGTAACTGACGATGATAACGCTATGGTTAATGTGTTGGCTTATGATGTAGCAAATGGTAGTTGCAAGATAAGAATAGGTACTAACGGTACTGATGTTACTGCACAAGTGTTTAAGTTGTCTTTTATTGTAGACCCATACGTAACCCCTAATCAAAACTTTGTATTAGGAGGATTTAGTGGTAATGGAGGACAAGATTCTGGAAACTCAGGAAGAGATACTTCATTTGCTGGAGTTAAGATAACTACAGGAGTAACAGATAATAACAAAACTATTATAGCTCCAAGGATTGGGACAACAGAAATGCCTGGAGGGTATAACTCATCAGCTTGGTCTTCGGTAGGTTTTGGAACAGAAAATAAAACAGAATTTTCTACAGCAATTTCTACAGGTGGGGCTATAACTTCAACATCTATTTGGGCTGGATTAAAGCTTACTGAGGTAGGTACGTATGCAACAGACGCTAATCAGGCTTATTTTTTATACGCTGCAAACGATGATCAAGGAGATTTAACTACAAACGGTAATTTACATTTTGTTTATAGTATAGCTAACGTAGATTACGTTACTAACCTTGGTATAGTTGTGTCAACAAGTACGGTATACAAGTTAAAAATAACTTTTGATGAGAATAGAAGAGTATCTATTTCTGTAAACAATAAAAATTACGGATTAACAACTACGCCTACTAGTACGACTGCAGGTGGGTTAACTCAAACTATATCTACAACAAAATCTTTAGTTATGACTAACGATATAGATTTACTTCCTTTTATTGGTGTTCAAACTCACACTACGGCATCTAAAGGTATTCAATGTGGTTACATAAAACTATCAAGAGACTTATACGAATAATAAGCAATAAAAACTAAATTAAATTAAAATGGATTCTATTAACCCTATTATTAGAAAGATTACGATAGGGGACTTAAAGCAGGGCTTGACTTACCAGGTAGGTCAACGAATGTTAGGAGGTTCCTTAAAGATAACAGCGATAATACAAGACGAAGCAGCGTGGTATAAGCACCAGCAAGTAGTTTACGATGTATACATAAAAAAAGAAGCGGAGGAGTTCTCTAGACCTTGGAAAAGGTTCTTCTCCCAGCCAACAGCTATAGAGTACAATACAGATGTCCTAGATGACTACGAAGTAAAGTAAAAAAAAGATGAAGCCAATTAAAGATCTCTACTGGATACAAGTAGAAAAAGAAACAGAGGATACCATACTATTAAATGGTAAGGAGATGTACAGAGATACATCATACGATTCTATGAAACTAGCTAGGCAATACGGTACGGTGTATAAAACACCAACCCTTGACACTAGTAATGCAGGTATACAGGAAGGGGATAAGGTTTGGTTTCACCACTTTATCGCAACACCTACCAACCATGTATCACATGCAGACAAGGATAATATATATCAGGCTTACATAGAGCAGATATACCTTATAGAAAGAGATGGTAAATACACCCCTGTGGGAGTTTGGAACTTCATGGAGCAGGAGATGAAAGAAGCTGAGATGTCAGAGTCTGGAATATTCTTAGAGAACTCACCTTCGGAGGTAGAGTTTCATGGTACAGCTATCCTTATTAACGATTGGGTCAAGGATCAAGGAGTTAAAGTTAAAGATCGAGTTATGTGGAGTGAGAATTCTGAGTACGAGATGGATATAGATGGTAGAAAACTTCTACGCATGCGTAACGTTGACATACTAGCTTCTTATGAAGGATAACAATAAAGATTACGCCCTAGATACCTTAGAGAGGCTTATAGAGGCAAGTAAAGGAGCTATTGATCTTCTTATAGAGGAGATAAGTAAACCCTTACTAGAGGAAGATGACGCAAAAAGAAGGCAAGCTATAAAAGCAAAAAGGGAATGCTTCCTTGATTGCCAAGAGATACTTTTAGGTATTAAAAACCTAGAGGATAGAATTAAAGATGGAACATCACTGATAGAAGACAAGAAGGATTTTAAAGGTTCTTACGCTGAGAAGTATGCAAAAAGAGAGTAAAATATACTTAAGTGATACCAGCCATGGCGAGGTTTTAGAGTTTGACAAGTTAGAAATTGTCTTACCTAAGAGACCTAGGTTCAATAAAGATATACTTTATAACGATCTCCCTAAGTCTAAGCAGAAATGGACCAGATTAGATACTCCTAAATCTTTAACTAGGGACAACGCTTCTGACTTTGTTGATTACATAGATGAAGAATTTAGACGTAGAAAGGATGGTTTATGGTTTTACAACAACGGAGTTCCTACCTACATAACAGGTAGTCATTATATGTTTATTCAATGGAGTAAGATTGATGTTGGATACCCAGATTATAGAGATGCTAATAGGACTTTCTTCCTGTTTTGGGAAGCTTGTAAGTTAGATAAGAACTCTTATGGGATGTGTTTCCTTAAGAATCGTAGATCTGGTTTTTCTTATGCCGCTAGTAGTGAGGTAGTTAACTTAGCTAGTATGACCTACGAGAGTAGCTTTGGTTTACTGTCTAAGACAGGTGCTGATGCTAAGACTATGTTTACTGACAAGGTAGTACGTATATATCGTAACTACCCTTTCTTTTTTCAGCCTATACAGGATGGTTCAAGTAACCCTCGTGTAGAGCTTGCGTTTAGAGAGCCAGCAAAGAAAATTACAAAGAATCAAAAACACATAGAGGAGTCTGAAGCTTTAAACTCAATTATAGATTGGAGAAACACTGCTGATAACAGTTATGATGGTATGAAGTTAAAACTTCTTGTACATGATGAAGCTGGTAAGTGGACGGGACAGAACTCTATAAAGAAGAACTGGGGAGTTACTCAGACGTGTCTTCTTTTAGGTAGAAAAATAGTAGGTAAATGTATGATGGGATCTACAGCCAATAAACTACAAGATGGTGGGGCTGAGTTCAAGGATATATTCTACGACTCTAATACTGATGATAAAGATCTTAACGGTAGAACTAAAAGTGGTTTATATAAGCTATTTATACCAGCATACGAAAACCTAGAGGGGTTTATTGATGAGTATGGTTTTTCTGTTATAGACACGCCAGAGAAGCCTGTTATGGGTATTGATGATATACTTATTGACGTAGGTGCTAAGGATTACATGCAGAATAGGAGGGAAGCTTTAAAGAATGATACCACAGCGTTATCAGAATTTAAAAGACAATTTCCATTTAATGTAGAGGAGGCTTTCAGGAATGATACTCAAAGTTGTATCTTTGACGTGGAAAGGATCTATCAACAGATGGATTACAACGAGGTTAATAAAGTAACTACGACAAGGGGTGAGTTTATATGGAAGGGTGGAAATAGAGATAGCGAAGTTATTTGGGTTCCACACAAAAAAGGTAAGTGGGAAATTAGTTGGGTCCCAGAGATTGGAGAGCAGAATGTTATCTCTTCTAGATTCAACAGGAAATTCCCTGGAAGGTCCGATAACTTGGTTGCAGGGTGTGACCCTTATGACCATGACACCACTACTGATGGTAGGAGATCTGATGCTGCTGCTCATGTATTTCACAAGTTCAGTATGTCAAGTGATGCGTCTATGCAGTTTGTATGTGAGTACATTAATAGGCCACCTAAGTCGGAGATATTCTACGAAGACATGATTAAGATGTGTGTCTTTTATGGTTGTCAGATATTAGTGGAGAACAATAAAGTAGGAATACTTAAGTACTTTGAGAATAGAGGTTACTATGAGTACCTGATGGATAGACCAGAAATGACTCATACTGAGTGGAGTAAGGGTAAGCAAAAGACAAAGGGTATACCTGGATCTGGAGCTGCAGTTATAAATGCTCAAGCTGAGGCTATAGCTACATACGTATACGACCACGTAGGAATACTTCCTGAGACGGGAGAGATGGGAAGGTGTTATTTTAATACCTTACTTGATGATTGGAGTAGATTCGAGATAGATAATAGAACTAAGTATGATGCGAGTATATCCTCATCTTTAGCTTTACTAGCTTCTCAGAAATATATAAAACCAAAGCAAGAATTAAAAATGTCATCACCTTTAGTTAAGAAGTATAACAATAAGGGGATGTTTAGTAAAAAACTAAGATAGATATGCTTAACAAGAAACAAGAATCAAACGGCTACCCATCTCCTTTGTCTACAAACGAAGAGAAAAGTTCTAAGGCTTATGGTTTAAATTATTTCAGAACCATGTACTACGAGTGGCACAATAACAGTGACGCTTACTTTAGAGATAAAAAGCTAAGGTACTCTCGAAATAGAAGTTATGCTGAAGGTAATCAAGACGTTGGTAAGTACAAGGATTTAATGGATGCTGAGGGAGACACGTCTTACCTTAATATTGATTGGACTCCTGTATCTATAATACCTAAGTTTGTTGACGTTATCGTTAACGGGATGGTAAACCAGGAGTACGATATAAAGGCTCAATCTATTGATCCTGTTGCTGCAAACAAAAGGCTAGAAAAAAAGAAGAAGATGTATGGAGAGATGCTATCCAAAGACTTCTTAAATAACCTAGAGGATGAGACTGGTGTACCATTATCTCCTACTGGGTTTGTAGCTGAGAGTTCTGAAGAGGTTGAGATGTTTATGGCACTTAACTATAAGCAGAACGTTGAGATAGCTTTAGAGAAGGCTATTGAGTATACTTTAGATATAAATGATTACGCTGAGGTTAAGAGGTACATGATTCGTGACTTAGTTGTCTTAGGCTTATGTGCAGCTAAGACTGACCTATCTGCATCTAGTGGTGTTAAGATACGTCACGTAGACCCAGCAAACTTAATAACATCATTTTCTTCTAGTTCTGACTATAAGAATATAAGACACGCAGGAGAGGTTTACTCAATGACTATAGCTGACTTAAAGCAGCAAGCAGGAGATGAGTTTAGCGAGGAAGATTATATTAACATAGCTAATGAGTACGCTGGGAAGAATAACAACCCAATGAACTTTAACACTTCAGCTAGTTACGATAACGGGGATAATTCCTATGACTACGATAAGTTTAGTATTAATATATTAGATGCTGAGTTTATTACAAGTCACGAGTTAAAGTACGAAAAGAAAGATAACACTAAGGGTGGTTACTCTGTAAATAAGAAAGCATCCAACTATAAACAACCTAAAAACTCTAAGACAAATAGACAGGCTATTGGTTCTACTGTAAAGGTTGTATATACAGGAAAATATATAGTAGGTTCAGACTACGTATTTAACTACGGGTTAATGAAGGATATGCCTAGGAAGAAGTCAGCTCTATCTGAGACTAACTTATCTTATATTATCTACCAGCCAAACCTATACAAAATGAAGAGTCGTTCTTTAGTAGATAGAATGGTTCCTTTTGCTGATCAGATTCAACTAGCTCACCTTAAGATTCAACACGTACTTGCTAAGGCTAGACCAAAGGGTGCTGCGTTTGAGGTAGGTTCTTTAGAGAACGTATCTAAGGGTGACGGTGGTACGTTTACCCCAATGGAGTTACAAGAGATTTACGATCAGACAGGTAATATCTATTACAGACGTATAGACGATGAAGGTCAAATGACTGGTTCTATGCCAATACAAGAGTTAGAAAATGGTATAGGTAAAGACTTCGGTACTCTTATCGGTGTCTACAACCATAACATGCAGATGATTCGTGACGTTACAGGTATTAACGAAGCACGTGACGCATCTAAACCATCTAGTGAGGCTTTGGTAGGTGTTCAGAAACTTTCTCTCTTAGCGTCCAACAATGCAACTAGAGATATTAATGATGCTTACCTTAATGTTACCAATAGAGTATCTAAAAGTATTACCGTAAGGATGCAAGACTTAGTAAACTTTAAAGGTCTTCACAGTATGTACGCTAATGTTATTGGTGAGACAGCTATGGAGTCTATAGATATGATGAAGAAGCTATCCATCCATGAGTTCGGTATTACCTTAGAGGTTGCACCTAATGAGGAGGAGAAGCAGATGATGGAACAAAATATTCAGGTATCTTTAGCTCAGAAAGAGTTAAGGTTAGAGGATGCTATCATGATTCGTACAGTTAGGAATGTGAAGATGGCTAATCAGATGCTTATCCTAAGAAGGAAAAAGTATCAGGCTGAACAACAAGACCAAGCAAAACAAGCTTCAGAGCAGAACGCTCAACTACAACAACAGACGGCACAGCAGGCAGCAGAACTTAAGCAACAAAGCCTACAGGCAGAGATGCAAATAGAGGGAGCTAGAGTACAAGCTAAGAGTCAGGCAGATATGCAACTGAAGCAATTAGACTACCAACTTAAAGAACAGTTCGAGCAGGCTCAACACCAGAGAAGGTTAAGAGAGATTGAACTTGGTAACTTAGGTAAGGAGGGTGCAGCTTCATTGCAGGGTGGAGTTCGTAAAGAGGTTCAGCAGCAGTCTGCTATAAACCAATCTCAGATGATAGAACAGAGAGATGGTAAGAGAGGACCTCTGGGTGAGGAGACAAAAGAAATCCCTCAATAAATTGCCCTTTTAATAAAAAAGGTTATATTTGCGAAATACGAATAAGTAAATTTAAGCAAAGATGGATATAAGAGACGAGTTAGTAAAACAGTTTGGAGGTGAAGTAATTCAACAACAAACACAAGGAAATATCGTTGACTTAACTGGTGATGAAAACCAAGCAGTTGAGTTAGGGCAACCTATAAACGAGGAGCGATCTGACGTTATAGACTTGACAGGAGAAAGTTCTTTTAATAATGAGGAGACCAGTGTTGATGAAAATCAAGGTGGTCAACAAGAAGAGTACGAGGGAATCAGTGACGAACAAATCTTTCAACACCTTAGCGATAAGCTTGGGCGAGAGTTTACGTCTTATGATGATTTTGACACTACCAGTGAGACAACAGAAAATAATGACTTTGCAAGCGAGCAGCTACAGGTTATTAATGACTACGTTAGAGACACAGGTAGAAGTGTTCAAGATTACCTAAACACTCAAACTGTTGATTTAACTGACGTGTCTGATGGAGCAGTAATGAAGGAGTATCTACGAGTAGAGAATCCAAGCCTAACTGAAGCTGAGTTAAGTGACTACATTGCAGCAACATACAAAACAGACTCTGAGGAGTACACTACGAGGGACACCAACGCAGGGAAGGTTCAACTTACGAAGGACGCTAGAACTGCTAGAGATTACTTCAATCAGATTAAAGAGGATTACGCTATGCCAACTGAGGCAGGTAGTGACCCTGGAGTGTCTGAGGAAGAGAGAGGGGAATGGTTGAATGAAATGGAGGGAGAGGTTAATGACCTTGATGGTTTATCTTTCTCTATGAATGACCAAGGCGAAGAGTTTACTTACAATCTAGATGACGATGCTCGTCAGGAGATTAAGGGGTATAATTCTGACCTAGAGAACTTTTTCGATAAGTATGTAAGCGAAGGTGGAGACTGGAACTTTGACGCTCTGAATACAGATATGTACATCCTAAACAACATTGATAAGATTGTTAGGGGTGTAGCTAATCAGTACAGAAGCAAGGGGACAGAGAGCGTAATTAATGAGATTAAGAACCCGTCATTCACTCAAGATAGACAGGCGACACCTCAAAGACAAGAGTCAACTCTCGACATGTTGAGAAAACAAATTCTTGGTTAAGGAAAACAAAATTAATTTTCATTTTAAAATAAAACAAAATGGCAACAGTAAATTTAGGTAGCTCTGCTTCACCAATGGTGGCAACTCCCTCAAATTCGGCAGTCGCAATGACATCAAACTATGTATCCTCAGCAGATTTAATTGCTTCTGGAGACACTACAGCAGCTTTTCATAAGCGTGATGTTGATGAGCAACTAATTAAGCGATATGGTGATCAAGGAATCACTGGGTTAATGGAACTAATGGGTTCTAAAAAAGAAACAACAGCTCA